TTTCTTCATCATCTGTGAGAGTTCTGGGTTATGCTATGGGTGGCTTCTATACAGAGTATGATGTACCCAAGTCGCAATCGAATGCCTACGTTCGTCCTGTACGGTATTTCTAAAATTGTTTAATTAAAATTTTTGGGTGTTGGGCAATTGCCCGACACCCTTTTTTTGAGTAAGAAAAATTTACCACGAACCAGCGCACTGAAAAAATCTTCTCCGTATCCTTTGCGCTCTTGCGCTACGAACCTGCCGGTTCGACGTGTGTGAAATTCTTTTTTTATAATTTATTATGGACGGTAAGAAAAAAGCATACAATCAAAATTAATTGACACATGATAAAAAATATGATATTACTGAAAAATGCCGGAATTAAGTCGTTTTTTAGGTATGTCCATAGCCATGTACTTTAAAGACCACAATCCTCCTCATTTTCATGTCTTATACAATGAATTTGATGCTGAAATAGAAATTATGACATTAGCTGTTTTGGACGGAAAATTACCTCCGCGTATATTAGGGCTTGCATTAGAATGGGCTGAAATGCATAAAGAAGAATTATTGGATGATTGGGATTTAATACAAAAGACTGGCAAATTTAATAAAATACAACCATTAGTTTAAGGAGAATAAAATGATTCATGTAATAAAAGCAGAATTAAAAAATGATTATAAAATTAATGTTGAATTCAATAATGGTAAAATGGGAATAATAGATTTTAAAGAAATATTAGAAAAAGATCATAGAGAAATAATAAAGGAATTATTGGATAAAAATTTATTTAAAACAGTAAAAGTAAAATTAAATACTTTATGCTGGGATAATGAAGTTGATTTTGCGCCTGATTATTTATATGAACAAATAGAATTAACAAAAGAAAAAGTAGCATAAATGAATATAGCAGAGAATAGAATTTGAAATAGCAGCGAATAGACGGGAATTTAGGGAATTTAGCGGGATTTATCGGAATAGTAATTGTAAAGCAATTACATATAGTGTAATAAAAAGCGCCGCCGAATTTGGTATAAATTATTTAAAAAAGATGTGATTAATCTACAGGTGCAAACCAGTTTTCAGGGCGCACCTTATCTTCTTCCGCCCATCGTTCAAAAGTAGTCATGGATTTTATAGGTACTGGAGTACCGTTAGCCAAAATAAAGTGTTCATTTTCAACCCTGTCAATTCCGCCAAGTGCATCTGCTATTTCCCGCATTTCCTCGGCTTCTTCACCAGTGAGATATTTAGCTATAATTTCATCATCGCGCTTACTCAATTACAGCCTCCAAAACGATATGGGAATCGTCTTTCTCCAACACTTTAAATACAGTGTTCCGAGGGAACATATACTCGTACTCGTTCTTTTTATATGGTCCTCTTTTATTATAAGCCGTATTTGATCCGATGTAAATGCCTTTTGTACTTTTTGGCGCTTTGATTACTACCATGAAAGGAATGGCTTTTTTGTTTTCGGTGATATAACTTTCCGCTCTGCCTTTTACTGCGGATGTTCCTAAAAAACCTTTTACGGCATTGGACTTTCCAGTAATCCAATCTTTCCAGTATAAAGCGTTATCACCTTTGAAAAACCATGTTTCTGCATCAAGCGTAGGATATTTAGAAATAGTTTTGTCCATAGAATATATTGTTGCCGCCCAAGTACCATTTTCCCAATCAGTATTGTAAATCGCGTTATTTATTTCTGGTCCTGCTCCTTTTGAATAAATCTCCATATTTGCAAATGCTTCAGGACTTTCCTTTTTCAAGTTTTTGAAAAACGGTGTTGACACTTGCTGTAGCTCCGTAGTCCTCTGCCTGTCTGCCAACGTTGGGATATTTTTTGTAACATTCGCATATCTGCGCTTTGCCGCTTCAAGAGCTTCCTGCGCTCCATTTTCTCGGCTTACTTTCCCTTGGTTCCAGTTAAAGGCAGGATCAATTCCTTTAGGAACTGCTTCTAAAGTCATTTTGCGATCGTTTAAAAAATACTGTATTTCATCAGGAGGAGCTTGTGTTTTAATTTTTAGTTTTCCGCCGCCGGTACCGTCAGCTCTTGGTGGTACCGTTATCCCTTCATTCTCATATTTTTTCTTCTGCGCTTCAGAAACTGCGCGAGTATAACATTTACATCCCCACCCGTTAGGAGGAAAATGAGAGTCCCAAAACGGATCATCTTTCGGTAAAATAAGACCATTCCAACCTGCGTGTTCTTCTCGATGTTTAATACTGGGACCTATGCGGTACATTAAATAAGGATGCAAGTCGCTTGCCATAGTTCGATCATATTGTCCTTTTTGATACGCAGAACGCATATTGACGTTGTAGATGGTTTTAAGCCTGCGGTCGCTTCCAAGTTGCGCGTTAACTGTATGACCTGTTAAGGGATCAGTCATTTCCTTACGACCCCACCAGCCTTTTTGCTGTAGTGTCGGTTTGATGTTTTTCTTAAACGTCTCAAAAGACTGCCCGTTTCCGACAGCCTGTTTTACCGCTTCGTGAAAATCTGAAAGTACATCAATCTGCATAGCCTTGGCAACAGTGAAAGAAGCGGCGTGTTCTTCATTCCACACGTCTTTATAACTGAAACCAACTTTAAGATTTTTATTTTTGATATAATCTGACGCGGCTTTTGGAATGAAATCAGCCATTATTTTTTATCTCCTTTTGTAAGGAAATCATCTACAAGTTTTTCAGCGTCTTTTGTGCTTTGATGATTCTTAAAATTGCGTTGTAACTCCCTCATTCTTTTTACGTTACTAATGAATTCAACATGCTTGTCGATTTCGTTGTTCAGGTTATTTATATGTTCAGTTACAGAGTAGATTTGCATATTGCTTCTCCTATTCGTTTACAAGCGATGTTAAAATATATTTCTTCTTTCTCTATCCCTATAAATTGTCTATTTGTATTAATGCAAGCAACGCCAGTAGTACCACTACCCATAAAAGGATCGAGAATAATATGATGTTTGTCACTATAAGTTAAAACAAGATATTCCATTAATTTTATTGGTTTTTGCGTAGGATGTTCTGTTTTATCTTTTGCATTACTTACTACACATGGACAACGTAATATATTTCCGGGATACTTTTGATCTGCATCAAAAACAGTCCATTCTCTTGGTTCGTAAAGCGTACCAAAACTAACATCAGCTCCAGGTCTTTTATTTGTACGCCATTGTTTGCTATTTCCTTTTTGCGCCTGCCTTACCCTATCAGATATTCTTGGCTGCATCTGTGGATTATATATATAATTTTTATTTTTAGATAAAATAATTATATCTTCAGTATATTTTAAATGACGAATCTTAGCATTTCCAAAATTACCAGCACGATGTTTTTCCCATATCAATTTTTCTCTAAAGAATTTACCATTATTATAAATAAGTTCAGAAGTGAATGGTTCCGTTCCAAAAGAAATTAGTAAATCAGTATTATTAAATAAGAAAGATAAGTCTATTTTATTATCCCATTCACAATTAGTTATACCATAAGGAGGATCAGTAATTATAGTGTTAACCTTACTTAGTGTTTTAATAACTTCTAAACAATCACCATGATAAAGGGTGCAGTTACCAATCCGCTTGACTTGCATATTAAACCTTTTCAAACTCCGCGCTTCCCAGCGCTCTCGCTTTGAATGTCGCTACCGCGATACATTCAGCGATTTTATCAGGTTTCCAGCCGGTAACGAGTTTTGTAAGTTCTTTCTGGAAACTCTCAAAATCAGTGGACGCGTCAGCCGCTTTTTCAATTACGCTTGCGATTTCATCAGATACGGCGATAAAACCGTTTTCGTTATCTTCAGCCAGATTGTCAACACTGTCGTTGATTTCTGTTTTCTCCGAAGTATTAAGCGCGATTCTTTTTTCAGAGTTTAATAAATCAGAGAAATCTGTACCCTGTGCCGCTCTGCCGCCTATTACATCATCGCCATCTTCAGGATTGGAAAGCCCGACAAGTGAACGTACTTCATCAGCCTTAACCTTCAAACCTTGCGGACCAAGTTTTTCTATTGCAGAAATGATCTGATCGATATTTTTTTCATCAGGTTTGAAAATATCAATCCGTGGGTATTCGTTTTGTTTGCCATAATTGAGATCGATATAAGGTACTGTTAGCGCAGAGTTAAGTGTATCGACAACCTGTTGAATATCGCTGTCCGCAATATCGTCTCTGACTTTATCGTGGGTTTCGCTTTGCGATCTGCTTGAACCTTCGTCTGTGGTCATGGTCTGACCTAACACAAGTTTGCTTATCTGCTTATCGATCCAGTCTGCCATATTGTTATAGACATTCGACTTCTCACCTGTGCTCTTGGATTCGATTATTTCAAGCTGCGCACTTTCAGGAATAATCGCTCCGAAATCCTGACCTATGGCAGCGACAGCTTTTTTTAGAGTTTTCCGATCATCTTCTGTAAATTTTTTACCGTATTTGCCGATTCGGATCGGATAGCCGTAACGGTCAATGAAAGCAGCCCAGCTTGTAACATCATAAGTTTTTAGCATCCAGTAATAAAGAGCTGGAAGAGCAAGCCCTGCCGTTATTTGTTTTCCGCTGATTAAATGCGGTTCATGTATTACAAATTGAAAAGGCTTAAGCGGTTCAAGATCATTTCCGTACGGAGCGCGGAGCATGAGAGTATCGCCTGTTTCATGGTCATATTGAAACCAGCGCGGATCGCGGAACTTGTATTTTTTAGGTTTCCACGGAATGCCGCTTGTGTCCCAAATTATTTCATTAACAGAAAACCCTTTAGCAAGCGCATCAAGCATATCACGGATTAGAGAACGCAGTTTTGCACTGTGGTTTTTTACAATATCACGTTCGACAGCGGCGGCGAGTTCTACATTCTTTTCATCATCACTTGCAGGGATTACTTTTATATCAAGCCCTGTAATAGCGTCTTTGCGTGTTGAAAGAACGGAGCGATAATGCAAATCCCGCAATTCAATATCCTGCGAAAGTTCCAGATATTCGGCGGGACATTCACCACGCCTGACATCAGCAAGAATTACCGCGAGCCGATCGGGAGTCAATTTATTAAGAATTGAAAAATCACCCCAGGGATGCCGGTTTGTATATTGAACCGCGCTTGCCTGTTCGTCTGTACCTGATGTTTTTGATTCGGATTGTTTGTTAAACCTTTGCTTTATATCCTGTATTATTCCCATGAATCTTTGCCTCCTGTTTTGAAACGGTTTGGAGTTTCTATTTTTTCGTATGTCATCGGCTGATAACCTTTTTCTTCATCAGCGTTTACCGCGTAAGTTGCCATAAGCTTCGCTATCGCACCGTCACCATGCCGCCGTTCGCGGTGTCCGCCGGAACGTTCAAGCACGCAGGGCACGCCTGCTTTTATTCCAACTGTGCGAAAATCTTCGCGGATATGCGCGTCATCGGGAATAGTTGTCGATGAATCTTCCATGCGCTCTTTTAGTTTTGGAAAGTTAGCTGCATACCAAGCCATTGTTATCATTACCTGCTGCACATAACCCGGCCATTCCTGCGCGGCGTATTCGGCGATCATCTGTCCATTGCCGCGAGAGTCAAACGCGCCGCCGCCGAAGTTCGGCACTGTATCCATTAAATACAAAATGACCTGCCACTGCTGGTCAAAAGGCACATTGCGCAATTCAATTACAAGGAAAGTAAGCTGCTTCCCGTCAGGCATAAGTTCGTCAAGGAAAATACAAGTAAGGTCTCCTGAACGCGCGAAGTCTTCTCCCAGATACACATGGTTTGTATGAAGCAGCAAAGTATCGCGGACTTCGTTTTTAAGCCATGCGTCAAACTCTTTAACGCGCTTTTCTTTTTTCTCAAAAGTAAAACTGTCGTCGCATGTTTTACGCAGGACTTTCGCGTTCGGATCGGAAACTGATTCAAGCAGCACTGACGGGAAATAACGGGTTCCTGCTCGGACAGGAATACAAAATAATTCTTCATCAGCGTCTTCGCCGTAATCGTCTATTATTTTTTTGCGCCACGCTTCCTGCGCTTCAGGCGACCATTCTTTTTTTTGAACCAGACAAATCCGTTTATACAACCCTTGCGCGAGAGCTTCATCAAATGTTGTGCGGTGAAGGGAATAATCTTTTTTTCCTTCTTTTATTTCTTTGATTAGTTCGTTAAACGGATTATCATCGCCGTTATGTGTTGATAAAATCCTGACGCAGCCTCCCCACATTAAAAGAGCCATCGCGGCTTTTAATAGTTCACCCAAATCCTCAACAAATGCGGCTTCGTCAATAATGACCCGTCCCTGCTTGGATCTAAGCGAACGCGCCACAGAAGGAAGACACCATATTTCAAAACCTGAAGCAAAACGAATCCGATAGACGGTAATATCCTTGTCTTCGTCTTTTAATACGACTTCCTCAAGTTCCTCTGCGGCGGCGTGAATGTGTTTCGCCCAGAACGCGCAGTCCCTTGCAAACTGTTGTGTCATTTCTTTGGAATATGAAAGGTAATATGACGACTGCCCGCCCGCCTCTTTTGACTTGGCGGCTTCAAGAACGGAAGCGAGAGCTTCGACATAAGACGCGCCGATACGTCTGGATTTCTCCCAAACTTTAACTTTGGACTCGTCTTTTATCCATGCTTTCTGGTAAAGGAGCAACACGTCTTCAGCCATGTTTATATCCCGATAATTTTTCGCTGGATTTCTTCAGCTTTCGTTTTACTAAGCCCCGCCGACTCCGCTTCTTTTCCGACAATCTCGGCGGCATCGGCTAAGGCTTCTTTGCGGATGCGGTCGGTACTCTCGATATTCAGTTTTTCAGCCTGTTCAAGCTCTTTTAAACCGCGTGATATTTTGTAAAGCATATCAGCGGCTTCCACAGCTTTTGTTTCGCCGTCAGCGCGGATTTCGTCAAACTCGCCCATGAGGTCGAATATGGCTACACGCATCTGTTCGTTTATAACTTTGCCGAGCGTCTGCCTGTTTTCATTGCCGTACTTGTCGATGTAAGCGTCCGCGATTTCCTTCGCCTGACGGTTTTTCTCCGCGAAGTGTTTCATTTTCTGCGCGTAACGGTTCATTGACGATTTTGAAATAAGCGGCTCTCCGGCTTCGGCGTTAATAGCGTCTACGATTTCCGCCTGTGTTACAGCGGGATCGTTAAGCATTTCAATAAGTTTGCTGCGGAGTTTTTTCGGCAATTTATCGACAGCGCTTTTCTGCCCCATTTTATACCTCCGGCGGCGGTTCAATGCCGTCGGCTCTCGTGTTGCCAAGCGCGACGTCAAGCCCGGGACGGGTAATATGGACGTTGATAAAACCCGATTCGCCCAGGCGGGTCGCTTTGACATAACCGCGGTTTTCAAGCCAGTTTATTTGTTCGTTGACTTCGGCAATGGAACAAAAATGACATTGATCTTTTAAAAGACGCTGTAACATCTCATTGGAGAGTATACGTCCGGGAGATTTTTCAATACCCTGCAATATAATAATCCGCCTAAGCGGTAAAAAAATGTGTCCCATCAGCCTTTCCCTTTAATGAACCAGTTTTGAATGGATAGTAAAATCGGTTTAATGCCGCGCAGTTCCCCTTCGATAATGCTCAAGCGGTTTTCAAATCCATGAACAACGCTTCGTTCAAGAAATTCGATGCGTTTATCCATGCGTTCCAGGGAGGCGGTACGCGCCTGCGTTTCCGTCTGTACCATCTCTTTTACTGAACTTTTCAGGTTATCAAATTTTTCATCCTGCTTTTTACGCCAGTATTGAAATACTGTGAACGAAAGAGCAAAGACTGATAAAAAAGTGCCGACCGCCGTCAAAATGAATTTTGCAATTTCCATGAACCCCTCCAATCAAGTTATAATAAATTAAGCTGTTATAATATTTCATATAACGGCGGTTATTGCCTTTACAAAATTATCACTAAAAGCAAAATCAATAATATTCCGGCTGCTCCTGATGATGCGCCTATTCCGATCTTCAATCCTTTATTTTTAGTCTTGAGATCCTTGTTCTCTTTCTCTAGCATCAAGCAGTATGCGTTCAGCTCGTCCGAGTAAGTCTGTATTTTCGACAGCGCTTCTCTCAATTCCATCAAGTCCGATTCCGATAGTTCCAGAGAGTTCAATGCTTGCCGTAACTCCGCTTCTTGCGCTGCCAATGTTCTCCTCAAGCCTGTTATTAGATTTGTCTGCTCTTCGGAGTTCGCTCTGGATATTTTTATGATATTCATCAGCTCCTGAAACTCGCTCTCTGTTAAAAAGACCCCTTGAGAAAAACCCGGCGGCGAAAATGAGAATAAAAGCAAAAATGTAAAAAATAATCTTCTTGATTTTAAAAGCCACATTCCTTTTCCTAAATTAAAATTATTTTTTTAACAACCAGCCAACTACCTGCTGATAACCCCAAAACTTAAAAACCGCTCCCTGTTGATTAAAGCCGTCTTGTTCAAACAAATTTATTCTGTTTGCGTCTGCCTGATAACAGATACCGATATGACCAAACCGATTTTCAGGTGTTGCGTCAAACAAAACAACAGCTCCGGCAGGCGGGATCATACCATGCTCGAATGTAATACATTCGCACATTTGTTTTTGAATAGGACGTCCCGCATGGTTATAAAAAAAATCTTTAGCTCCCCCAACGCCTTCCGGCTGCTTTGGCAGATTCCAAACATCCTTAAAATACTGCCTTGCCAGATCAACGCATTGCGCTCCGTAAGCCCCATCAAAATCTACTTTCACGCCTTTATATTTATCTGCAAATTCCTGTAAGGTCATAACTTACTTCTCCTTTTTTAAGCATTGAGAGCGTTTTGTATCTTTTTCAAAATCGCTTCAAAACCAAATATTGAAAACGCGAATATAACTGCACAGTAAAACCAGACCTGATCAGGATTAGCGAAGAAATTGCCAATCTTTAAAGCCATTGCCGCGAAGAAAGAAAGAATCGCAGGTATCCAGACACGATACCCTTTTAGAACGTTCTTTTTATCAAGTCTTTTTATAAGTTCTGTAAGTACAACCACTGTAAGAATCGCGATTATTATGAACACCGGAAAAATATTAGTCATAAAAGACCTCCATAAGATATGTTTTGTAAAAACATATCAGAGCGCGAAGCTCTTTTTACAATAATTCTGATTATTGGAGTTTTTGATTTCTGGTTATGTATATTTAAGCATAGACTCCTTTTGCATAATTGGATGTTCAGACGTTCGGACTTGTGAGCGTCAATATTTTTCAGGAGGCGTAAATGAAACGTGTTTTTCTTTTTGTTCTCATTTGTCTGTTGGCTCTTACGGGAGTTTTTGCAAATGAAGCAACAGTATTTGAAACTGTTTCGTCCGAACAGTCTTTTGAACAACCTTTTGACAATGCGGCTCAATTAGAAGTATTGGCAGTTTCGTCCCAAACGGAACTAAATACTTGTCCTTGTCCTGATTGTCAAAAAACTAAAATTACCGGAATTGGGATTTATTTAAATCCTTCTGGTATAGGTTTCGGTGGTTTGCAGACTGATGGGAAACAAAGTCTTATAGGTGTCAACGAATATTTAAGCCTTTAGACTTTTGGGAGAAAGTACGGCTCGTCCGTACTTTCTTTTATTTATTAATTATTGATAAAAAATGAATATTGACTGCCAAGAAAATAATGATACAATCACCTCAATGAGCGCAGCCGTCCGCGAAGTGATCGATGCTTACCCTGCCGGGCATCAGTTCTTTGGTAATGAATTAAAAGACGATGTTGTGCAAATTTACCCTGAAGCGTTAAATATGTATCCCGATACGATTTTGCGTATGGCTCGGCGGCATCGCAGGAATTCTTTTAAGGTGGTGGATCAGAATAATAGTCTTTATGAAAAGACAAAAGTTGTTTCCATTGATATAATTCCGAAAACGATATCTTGTCCGACCTTGCCGTTACATTGTGAAAAGACTTTGCAGATGGATTTGTTTGTTTTATAATAAATTAAGAGGTGAAAAATGCAAGCGAAAAATAATATTGATTTTACTAAAATAGAATGGGATAAAATTGACAGGGAAAAAGCAGAATTCATTTACAATGAAGCTGTGGAACACCACAAAGGTATCATTGAAAATAATAACCATATTAATGATAAAGCACTTGGAATGCTCTCTTTTTCCATGCCTATTATGACCGCCTTAGCAGGGTATTTCGCTATAACTTGGGGAAAAGTTTCTCAATCTCTTTTTGCGGCGGCAGTTTGCGCAGGATTATGTCTTTTGATAATTGTAATCAACTTGTTGTTAATCCTCATACCGCGCGGCATTAATTTTGCAGCGGGAACTCCGGGAGCATATTTTACAGGCGAATATTACAAGAGAGATATGCGTGAAATATTTATTGGAAATATAACAAACTTGCACAACTGTATTATGCAGGATCGTATAGTAATGAATAAACGGGCATATCTTTTCCGAATAGCTGTTACTTTTTGCGCTATTCTGCCTGTAACCAGTTTTTTGGCTTTTATTTTGTTTTAATAAACATCACCTGTCTTTTTTGTCATTCCTTCGCACATTGTTGTAATCATCAGAACTGTTTAAGTTTTTCTGATCTTCAGGTCTTGGAGCGGATATATCTATCTTTTCCGTTGTTTCCGATTTTGTCGTTTCTTTTTCTTCATCGCTCATGGTTCGTTTTTCCTCTTAGATAATAAAAAATAAACTAAAGTTTTACATTAATTTTTAATGCTTTTGCAATTTTTTTTATCGCATCATTTTGATGTTTCAACATAGCGGTAGTATTTCTTGCTTCCGTTATTCCAAAAGGGGCGCCACAAGAACTGCATTGTACAAAATTTAGTATGAAATTTGATTGCGATGGTGTCACTTCTTTAAGTTCAAACTTTTCATTTTGACAATACGGACATTTTGATTTTGCCATAATATCCTCCTTAATCTCTTTTGTATAATTAATTCTAATTTTGCAAATGCAAAATATAAGTATTACCTTTCTTTTCCCTGAGTAATTTGCCATCTTTTTCAGCGTCTCGTAACGCCCGAGTTAATATTTCAGTTGCCCAGTTGAATTTGGAATAAAACTCTGTCTGTAATATTCCGTCATTCTTTTTTAATTCTTTTTCAATACTTTTCCAGTAGTTTTTATAATCAAAATCACCGTCACTTGCAGCTGCAATTGAAAATTCATAAGGTAATATTTCATCAGGATTATCTTCAGGTAAATATAAACGGTAAGTACGTCCTTCTTCTTTCCTTACAATTTCATTGGCTTTTTGTGCAAAATACAGCACATAAGAAACATCATCTTTTTTATCTGAACATTTCTTGTAAAATTCAGATTGTTTAATGCCATGATATATTTTTAACCTATTTTTTATTTGTTTTAATGACAGTTTATAATTTTCGTCTTGGTTATAAACATACCAGAAATGATACCCGCGCAGACGGAAAAACAGATTCTTAAAAAGCTCTCCATTAATTTGTAATAACCGTTCCGATAAATTATCAATCCCTTTAAAATGATCTCTTGTTGCGGTCTTATTTGTTGAAAGTTGTATAATGCTGGCTACCATTGATTCAAAAGCAAAGTGCAAGCTCTCATACCATTCTTCTTTATCAGTAATATCTTTATATGTATTAACTTTATTTACCGTATTTTCAAAAATATCCTGAACAAAAGGTTCGTATTTAGACAGATCAATGTCTAACATGAATATCTGGCATAAAATATTATGTTGGTTTTTCTTGGATATATTAAAGATTTTCGGTGATGAACCGTCTGCATAAACATAATCAATAAGCGAGTTTATATACTTGTCAACTTCTTCATTAACCTTAATATTTGGAAGAGAAATATTTTTCCCTTCAATTGTTTTACTCGTTTGCTTTCTTACAACCAGAAAAACAATTATTCCAACTATAACAACCGCAATAATAATAAATATTAAAGGGTTTTCCTTAATGAAATTAAAGGCAGCTACAACAACAGCAATAATTCCAATAAAACCATAGCCAAGTAATGATGTTGAACTTGTTTTTCTTCCCATCCCACTACTCCATATTTTTAATCGCGCAATGAACACGCCCTATAATTTCAAAGTCCTGACTTCCTTCAGGTTCTTCCCGAATCGGGTACTTGGGATTGTCGGAAATAATAACGATTTTCCCGGGAGCTTTTGAAAGCCTTTTTACAAAACCCTCGCCGCTCATACGCAGAGCATAAACACCCTCGCCCGACCAGCCGCAGGAATCGCAGACAACCATGTCCCCGCGATCAAGAGTCGGATACATGCTGTCACCATCAACAGTTAAAGCGGCAAGATTTTTTCCGAATTTTGCAAGCCTTGATGGGACAGGTATCAATACAGAGACATCATCGGAATCAGGTAATTCCTGACCGCTACCGGCAGACAGTTTTTGATCAAGAAGCGGGATTACAAATGACTTACCGTTTTTATCGATATCTGTAGGGTTATATATGGGTATATCTGTTCCTGTACCAACTGCTTCAACCAGATTTTTTGTACCAACACCTGTAAAAATCCAATTTAAACTAATTGCATATTTTATAGCTAGATTTAATAGGACTTCCTTCGATGGCTCTCTTTTTCCCGATTCTATGCTACTGACAGTAGTAGGTTCCATACCTAGAGATTCGGCAA